TAAAAAAGATTTCGTGCCCTCGACTTGTACCTTTAGAACGATATAAAGATTTAATGTTTTTAATAAGTTTTCTTTTATCAACACTTGAATTTAAATTTTCAGGTAAAGTATTTAAAAATTCATTTCTAAATTTTGTTAAGAAATTAGAAATAACTTTATCTGGATCTCTAAAATTTAAAAGTTGTTGAATTGTTTGTACAGGATTTGGTTTATAATTATTGATAATAGCAGAAGCACTAGAAGAACTTCCTAAAATTGTTTCACCTATTTTGAATTTATTTTGAGCAGAAATATACAAACGACTATTATCTAAATCTTCAGCAAGAATAGTTGCTGTTGCGTTTGATGTTTGTCCTGTAACAGTTTCGCCCCTTGTAAATTTACCAAAGGCAGAACTTTCTAAAATTATTTTATCACCAGCATCTTCTTGTGTTTTTTCAGACGTAAGTTTAGAACCATCTAATAATAATTCATTTGTTTGAGCAGTTTCAGTTTCTAATTGAATGCCATCTGTAGTCTGTACCGAAGTTACCACCAACTCGGCAGATTCCATAAACGTATAATATAGTTTTAAAAATTCTAAAAATTTTGGGTGTTGCTCTATTACAAAGTCAGGAGCCTGACTATTAATCAGATTGGATATTTTATCCGTAAACTTTGCCATTTTTTTATGTGTAACTAGGTGTTGTTGTGTAACCTACTCCAGCATCAGCAGAACCACCAACAAAAGTATCTGCCACAACATTAATAATTGAATTTGCTGTGTCTATTTCTAAAATCTGATCTCTTACTGGAACAATATCGTTAGAAGCAGATTCAACAGTGACTTCAATTACAGTAGATGAAGCGCCTCTTATATTTTCAACACTTGAAATATTTAAAGAGTTAATTGTAATTTGACCAGTTGTGTAGTTAACCGTACCTTGTGTATTATTAACATATGTTCTAACCGTTCCAGCAAAATAATATCTTCTAATGTTTCCTGATCCATCGTCATCAAGGTAATAAACATTTGTTGTGTCGCCATCAACTTTAAATCCTGAAGTAGCGATCACACCACCCACTCCAGATTTATGACCTGTATGTGGATTGTAAATACCGTTTCTAAAATAAATGTCATATCTTGTAGATGAATTTAAAGTAGGTGTAAATGTTTTTCTGATTTTTATAGTTGTAACATTTGATAAAATAGATGTATCAGTGTCATCTATTTGTTTAATTACTTTTGAATGTCTAAACACACTATCAAATCTTTGTAATGTAGTTAAATTGTAATTATCTAAAGTAGTAATTACATTTGATTTTAATGTGTCTGCTGTTTTAGTTGTTGCTCTTTCATCAAATTTAACAGTTGATGTAATTAATATTTTTGTTATTTCTGGATCTACAATAACTGGTCTTACCGAAGCAACGTTATACTTTTGTAATTGTGTAACTAAACTTGCTTTTGTAGTTTCAGTAAGTGTTGAACCTGAAGCAGCCTTTATAGCAATCTTAACAACACCATAAACAGGAGTTTCATCATCCTCTCCGCCCCACGCTGATACTGATTGTGCGTTAGGATAAAGAGATTGTATTAAAGTTTCATAATCACCAGTAGTAACGGCTCTATCTTGTGAGGAATATTGTAAAGGTGCGTTATAACGTATTGATTCTTTTGTTTGAGGTTCAGCACCGCCTTGAGCAGCCGAGTTTGTAGTGATTGTAACATCTGTAAATCCGTCTATATTTCCTGACAATGTAAATGTAGAAGCTCCGTTAGCAGCTTCTTTATTTGTTACAACATATTCTAATATGACAATATTACCATCAGATAAAGAAGCACCCAAAACACCATCACCAAAATATACTTCAAATTTTTCTTCGTCACTTTCTTGTAAGAAATAAACTTTAGACGTTGAATCAATAGAAGTTAATCCTGTAACTTTTGTATAAGTGCTTGTTGTTGCGTCACCTGAAGAATTTTGAACTTGTACTTTCAAAGTAGTTGTATCTGCTAATTCACTTGGTATAATAAATCTTTGGTCTGGATCAGAACTGTCAACTGTGTATCTATATGTTACTAAAGTACCTTCATAAAGAGATACGTTTGAAAAATTATAAACACCATCTGTAGGAGTAATTGTTATATCTGCGTTTGTAATAAATTGATAAGATGTGCCTTCAACGGTTGAAGTAAATACTGTTCCTTTATCCATAGTTAAAGATGAAGTACCTGAAGTTACATTATTTACACGAATAGAAATATCGGCAACAGGTGCTTTTGCTGAAGTTGGTGTATAACCTAACATCTTAGCTAATGAAACAATATTTTTTCTAACGTCTGCTGAATCTAGGTACATTTCATTTGCCAACATATTGGCATTAAATCCTAGATAATGTGTATTATAAGCAAGCAAATCTAATAAAATTGAAAAGCCAGAACCTTCAAAATTATAATCTGAAAACTCTGGTTGATTTTGTAAAAAAGTTTTTAAATTGGTTTTTATATCATCAAAATCTAAATCTGATACATTTAATTTATTACTTGCCATTTTATCTTAATCTTTCTAAAAATGTTTCTACTGTTACAGGTTCTGGCGATCCAACAACATAGAAACTAATTCTTAAATTATATGCGTTTCTATCTAAATCAGGTCGAGCCAAAATTTGTATTATTTTTGCTCTTGGTTCAAAATTTTTTAAAACTTCACCAACTTGTCGTTGTAAATTTAAAGCTGTTAAAGGTGAAACTGGTTCAAATAACATTGAACGAACATTACCCCCAATTTCTGGATGAAAAGGTCTTTCAAAGTGATTAGTTTGAATTAAATTTCTAACACTTCTTTTTACTGCCTCTACATCTGTTAATTTATTAACATCACTTGTAACAACATTTCTGCCAAAATCTAAATCTAAATCTTTATAGATTCGATTAGCTCTTTTACTATTATTTGTTACTGAAGCGTCAAAGTTTGCCATACACTAATATTTATACACTATCCAGCAAAGACATTAGGAGAACCTTCAGCCACACTAGTACAACCTGATACAGCATCTCCTACTCTACCACAACCTTTGCCGTTAATAAAAACTGTTGTTGAACCAACTGCAATAGGTGCTGAATGAGATGGACAAGGAGCTGGTGGTAATAAATGTCCTGTATTATTATCGCCTTGACGTGATATAGGTATTCCATTTACTCTAACATTAGGAGAACCTTCAGCTCTCGTCATACCAGAACAATGAGGTACATCAGCATCGCCTATTCTAGTTATCGCTGGCACGTGACATTAACTCCTTTAAGTAATCATTAAATTTTGATATGTGATTGTGTTGTTCTTCGGTGTGCGGTTCAGGTGGATAATCAGGTTTAAATGATATTAAGTGTTCAAACTGATTTGGAATATCATTGTAGTTTTGATATTTTTCTAATTTGCCATTTTTTCTTATGACAAATTCACCTGATAACATTAAACTCGCCCTTGACCAACGTATGGTTTAAAACTTCTTTTAAAAGACTTATTAGGACTTTTAGAATGTCTGCCTCTTCTCTTTTTTCTAGTAGATCCTCTAAAATTTGAAACTCCTAATGTTGATTTTTTAGCCATTTTTATGCTCCATTAAATAATGCTGTTATATCTGTAACTTTTTCTTTTTTTTCTTCGTGTCGGCAGTTTCCACAACACTCAATTTTGTATTTTTCACCAAATTCGTTTGTTACTTCTTGTTTACACTTGCCTCCACAATGGCAATCGTGTCCACAATTCTGACAATTTGACATATTTTTCCCTTTTTGACAATATTTATTAAAATTTACAAGAAACTTGGGCGGAAGTTGTGCGATTTTCAATTAAATTTTTGATTTTTTCTTTTGATTCGTTATTTCTTTCGTCTGATTCGTTTTTTTTCTTCGATTCTAACTCAATTTTAGGAAAAATCTTACAATCCCCAACTTTTTTTACACAAGAGGAGAACAAAAAGAGAACAAATACACAAAAAAGTGTAATTTTTAACGATTTTTTTGTCATTTTTTTGAATTTTTTGCTTTACAATCGCATTTATTTAGTGTATATTAATTATATAAACAATGAAAAACAAAAGGAAAAACAATATGACTAACTTTTTTGCGATAACAACTATTTTATCGGCAATTATGGCTGCTGGTTCAATTGAGGATTGTGCTGGGGCTTGTATCGGTAATGAAAACTGGACAGCATTTTTTATTTGCTTGACAATTATGATAATTTGTGGTACAATGACTATATTAACTATGAAGAAAGGACAATAACATTATGATAAAAGTTGAAAAAACTGCTAATACATTAGAAGAAGGAATTAAAAACTTGATGGCTGGCGCAAAAGCCGACTATGTAAGATGTTCTACCTCAAACGGAACAAAAGAGTTAACTGGTTGGTCATTAGAACAAACTAATAATTGGGATAAAAAAACAA